ATTTGTACGTTCTAAGTATCTAATCGGGGAGTTTGATTCGTTCACAGCAGCCAAGCTGATTCTTGCTAAGAAAATGCAGGGGGATATGGGTGCAGCTAAACGCTTCTTTCAGGCTATTCGAGAAAGAACTAATGTAATCAATCATGCTGGTGTCAAGATTGACAAGGCAAAAGAACTAGTAAAGGAACATGCAGATAGTAAAATTCTCATATTTACAGGGTCCAATAAGTTTAGCGACGCTATGGCTGAGTCTCTTGATGCTTTTGTGTATCACTCGGGTCTTACCAAAAAGCAGAGGGAGAAGTCGTTGGAGAACTTTAGAGGACAACCTAATGCAGTACTATGCAGCACCAAGGCGCTTAATCAAGGTTTCGATGTGCCTGATGCTAGTATTGGGATTATTGCTGGTCTTAACAGCAAGGCACTCCCTATGATTCAAAGAGTCGGTCGCTTGCTCCGACTTAGTACAGATGGTAAGATCGGTAAGATCTATATCGTGTACATCAAAGATTCGCAAGAAGAAAAATGGCTAAAGAACGCAGTAAAAACTCTAAATAATGTAACATGGTTATAAGACATATAAGTAAACGTGGTATAGACAGACACCACATATAATACTTTTCTTTATGGTTATAGAGATCAGTATAAAAAGTCTCAAAGATTTTGGGATAACCGCTGATGAATATGTATATTTGTCTCTCTTGCATAGTGGTTCCCACGATGCCATAGACGATCTAAAGTTAGTTGTTAGGCTAGAAGTACTGCAAACCAAAGGCCTAGTTAAGCTGGGGGAGGGGGTCAAAGACCACATCATTCGAGCGAAGTTCAGCACACCAAATGCTACTCCGTTTGATCAGATGTGGTCTGACCTTCTCTCCCACTTTCCTCTTAAGGTGCATGTAAATGGGGGTGTACGCCCTCTACGTGCCAAAGACCCAAACGCCTCAACCAACCAACGAGCACGCAAACAGTACAAGAAGTACATCAACGGAAGCGTAGCTAAACACGAAGAGGTTATACGGTGTCTGCAGGTCGAGCTAGACCACAGAAGAAAGGCTAATAACTTAGGTTATATGCAAATGCTGAGCACTTGGATGAATCAGCATTCGTGGGAAAAGTATCAAGATCTAACCGAAACTTCAGACAATGAGCGACGCATCACTAGGGAACTCTAACATTCCTAAACTCTTTCACATCTCTAAAACGGTAGAGAAATCTATCAAAGATGTGCATGATGGGATGGAAGGTAAGAGACGAGTTTACCCTACGTCGTGGCCTAGACTAAACAGAAATCTTATGGGAGGACTACAGCCCGGGAAGATGTATGTCGTCGCTGGACGTCCCGGTGTAGGTAAATCAGCATTTTCAAACCAATTAATATTTGACATACTAGATGTAAACAAGACAAAACAAAACGACTTAATCGTTATCTACTGGAGCTTTGAGATGCCTGGAGAGCAGCAAATACTGCGTGCTGGCTCAAAGGACACTAAGCTCCAGACCTTCGACCTGTTGTCTGTAGAGACAAAACTCACAAACGAGAGGTACGAACAATACAAGCAAGCCGTACAGAAGTACAAGGACTATCCTATGTATTTCTGTAGTATCCCCCAGGACATGACCATAATCAAGAAGGTCAATGAGCAGATGTTTCTACGACATCCCTCTAAGACGGTCATCAATTTGATTGACCACTCTCGACTGGTACTGGGGAGGGAGGATACAGAACTACAGAAACTAAACACGGTTTCTAAATCCTGCATGTGGATGCAAGCCAAGATGCAGTCAATTACTATTCTACTTTCACAACTGAATCGTAACATCGAACAGGAGTACCGAGCCAAACAGCAATACCAACCTTTGCTAACCGACCTCTTCGGGGGTGACTCTATTGGCCAGGACTCACATGTTGTCATGATGTTACAGCGACCCCATGATTTGTATGGGATCACTGATTCGTATTGCGGACAAGACCCCGTTGGGTTACTAGCTTGTCACGTGGAGAAGAATCGTGATGGGCTGCTTGGTATGATCCCATTCCAAACAGATTTATCAACATTTACAATTAATGAGCGAAGTAAAAATTAATCTTCCTACCAGCAAAATCAAAGCTGCTAGGAAGTCTCCTAAGAACTTCGTCTTGTATGGTCAACCAAAGGTAGGTAAGACAACAGCTCTAGCTCAGCTAGACAACTGTCTTATCCTAGACTTGGAGGACGGTACAGATATGCTCGACGCCCTGAAGATCAAGGCGAAGAACTTGAAGCATCTTAGTGAGATTGGGAGAGAAATACTCAACCAAGGCAAACCATACAAGTACATTGCTATCGACACTGTTACGCAGCTTGAAGTCTGGTGTGAACCAGAGGCCAAGAAGCTGTATCAGAATACACCGATGGGTAAGAACTTCGACAAAGACAACAAAGGTTTGTCTGTGTTGACTCTACCTAACGGTGGTGGCTACATGTACTTACGTATAGCCTTCAAGAAGTGGCTTGAGAGACTAAACACTCTAGCAGACCATGTTATTCTGGTCGGTCACCTTAAGGAAGCCAAGATTGAGAAGAAAGGTAAAGAAGTCGCCTACAAAGACCTCGACTTGACAGGTAAGATTCGCAACATTACCTGCGCTAATGCAGATGCTATTGGCTATGTGTTCCGCGAGAACGATACTACTATGATTAGTTTCGACTCACTCGGTGACATCCAGGCTGGTAGTCGTTGCGATCACCTCAAAGGGCAAACGTTCCCCCTAGAATGGGACAAAATCTTTATTGACTAATTCAACTAATTATGATTGAAGCAAACCAACAAACGGAGCCGACCGTAGAAAAGCAAAGTAACACCGAAGGACCACAGGTTCTCAAAGTCTCTCAGATTCTAATGGACTTGGATAGTGGTCTGGGCCGTCCGCAAATCAAAGAGAAGTACAGCCTTAGCGGTACTGAACTCAAGGCATTGTTCCAGCACCCAACTCTCAAGAAGCGTCGCCCTAAGCGTGCACTCAACAAGATCAGCTTTACGTTGGTTGATGATGTCACTGAGCAGGATGACAGCCAGATGCGTATAGATACCGAAGCGCAGAAGGTAGAGGACAACACGTCTGAGAATGACGATAATGGATATTCTGAATTTGAAATCATCGACTAATGGCTATTAATTCAAACAACTCCAACGAGGAGGTAGCAGGAGGTAGTGGTATTCCTCTGTATGTGGGTATCGCACCCATGAAAGTGGTAGCAGTCAACCCGTCATTGGCGGAGTTGGAGGCTATTGGTGTAAACATGAAGAGTGAGCCTCAGTACACTGACGTCTCCATTGGGGGTGACCAGTACAACAAGCTTACCTTCTGGCTGCAGTGTATAGAACCTAACTTTACCACACGTTTCGACGTGCTGGTTAAGCCAGAGCATCGTGTTGCTAAGTCCGGTAAGTTGCAGTGGTGCAACTCTGTCGGTCAGTTTGCATTTGCAGACCAAAAGGCATCCGAAGCATACGATTGGTTCAAGGACACTGGTGTGAGGCAGGCTTATGTCGGTGAGGAGACGCTCATGGATTTCATCAAGGCCTATGCTAATGTGGCTAATGGTGATGAGTGTGCGTTCGAGACCATCGATCGTATCATGGCAGGTGATGTAGCTGAAATTAGACAGCTCGTTAATGCACTGTCTGATAACCGTGTTAGAGTTCTGCTCGGTGTCAAGGATGGGCGCTACCAGCAGGTGTATACCAAGCACTTCGGTAGACTCAAGCCGTTCCGTAAGGACCTGTTCATCAAGCAGTTGAATGATGACTATGGTGCTTTCAATGCTGAGTACAACTCTAGCCTCGAGCTTGAGAAGTATGTGCCTGGCTTGATTGCTCCAGATCCTGAACCAGTAGCTGAAGCAGCAGTCGATAGCGACTGGTAATTAGCTATATGTTGATAGAGGAGGGGGCCTTAGTGCCCCCTTCTTTATTTTTACCGGTCATGATTAAGCATCGTAACAGTGAAGACCATCTACATAGCGAAGTAATACTTAGCAAAATATCAGAGTACGATATCTTTCGGCACTACTGCCCTAACTTCAAGAAACCTGGGATTAAGTTCTGCAGTGATCTGCGTGAAGACAAGAAGCCTGGTGTCAGTATTGTTGACTGGAAGGGCACTCTGTTGTACAAGGATTTTGCTTTCGAGGAACATACCTTCAACTGTTTTGGGTATGTAATGCACAAGTATAATCTAGAGTTTGTAGGTGCTCTGCAAATCATATCAAGAGACTTTGGATTAGGACTATCATCTAGTGATATAGTTCCTACAGCAAAGAAATATGCTTATCAAAAAGAGCAGTTACGGCGCACTGTAATCCGCATCAAATCAAGACATTGGTCTAGTAAAGATGCAGCTTATTGGGCGCAGTTTTGCATTTCAAAAGATTTATTGATTAGATTTGACGTTCATCCCATAGAATATTTCTGGATTAATGAGACACGTTTTCACCCGCATAGTATCAGTTACGCTTTCCGTTTTCACAGCGGTTATAAGGTTTATAGTCCGCATGAAGAAGAAAATAAATGGTACTCTAACGTCAGTAAAAGCGTGGTTCAAGGGTATTCTCAGCTGGTTAGCTCCGGCGAGACTATATTTCTCACAAGTTCCCTCAAGGATGTCATGTGTTTGGAAGTGCTTGGCTACCCCGCCGTCGCTTTACAATCCGAAATGCAAATGCCCAGCCAAACGTTCATCCAGAAAATCAAGGAGAGGTTCAAAGAAGTAATTGTCTTATACGACAACGACTTTGAATCAGATCAGAATCCTGGACAGACTATGGCAAGTAAAATTTGCCAAGAGTTTGGACTTGCTAACCTATGCATCCCTGATGTGTATTGCAGCAAGGATATATCTGACTTGATTAAAACCCATGGTTTACACGCAGCAACACAACTAATAAGTGGCTTCAAGAAATAAGAGACGAATGTCTAAGACAGCAAAGACTGCTGTATCTAGATCTACCAGAGTTCGAAATGCTCGTAGGAAAGTAGTAGATGGTATAAACTTCAGGAGTATGCTTGAAGTATTCTGCTACAACAAACTTAAAGACAACGGAATCAGGTCTGAGTATGAGACCAAGAAGTTCGTTTTGTTTGAGGGTATGCACTACGGTAACAGCAGGTACGAGGACAACGGTAAGACTGGTTATAAAGACAAGAAGACTCACAAGGTTAGAGATATCACTTACACCCCTGACTTCCTTGACCCTAACGGGAAATGGATTATAGAGTGTAAAGGATACGCTAACGAAAGGTTTCCCTTGAAGTGGAAAATGTTTCTAAAGCTGCTAATGGAACAGGATGATCCTCCTGTGTTATTTGTTCCTAGGAACCAGAAACAGGTACTAGAAACAATCGAAATGATTTTAGAACTAACGGCCCCTACAAAATAGGGGTCGTTTTATTTACAGCAATATGAGAGAATTTAAATTAAGAAGAGGGGTAGATCCCCCGAAACCCGGTGACCTCATCGGGGTAGCATATGGAGGGGCCGGAACTATCTGGCCTTCTGTATTTATAGGCGCAAGACATAGTGGAGATCACTTTGTTATTACGCACTTTATTATTGGGTGGGGACATAAAAACGTGCCCTCAACCATGACTGTTCAGTGGATTCGTAAGAACTCTGATAGAATCTTTGGAGAAAGAGTCACTGAACGTATTATTCATGCAGATCCTAAGTGTCTGACAGAAGAAGAAAACAAAATGTATAACAGATTAAAATCAACTCTACAACATGAGCATAAAGACAATTGGGCAGTCGACCCAATCTAACACACGTGGTCTGGAGAAGATCATTAACAAGGGCGCAGAACGCCTAGTTATTGATGTCCTTCAGTCTACGCAGTATTCTACCCCTATCCCTTCTACTATACGCGAGCTGGTGACTAACGCCTGCGATTCACAACGTGAGAAGGAGATTGCAATAGAAATACTGACAGGTAAAGCACAGGCATCGGATTACTTCATCACCCGCGAAGGGTCAGAGTACGAAGATTCAAACTTTGATGCTGGCTATTACAACACTAAGCATCTTGACTTCGACCAAAATAGGGTCAAGGTGCTTTACATTGAAAACGACGAAGGCACTGGGTACTGCGACACAGTAGAAATTGTTGACTTCGGCGTAGGTATCGGTGGACGTAGACTCGAAGGCATGCTCGAGCTTGGCTATTCCACAAAGCGTAACACCACAGAGAACTTTGGTGCATTCGGTTTGGGTAGCAAGATCGCTCTGTCTACGGGTGTTTCGCACTACACTATCGAGACCGCCTATAATGGGAAGCTCTTCAAGATGCATTGCTACCCCTACAAGACTGACTTTGCAATCAGTAAGTGGGATGCAGACGGAGAGGTTACCCTAAGCAACGGAGAACCGGCGTACTACAAGGCAACGACAAGTAAAAACTACACTAAGATTTCGTTTGGGTCTAAGAAGCACAATCGTAGAGCATACAACAATGCTGTTCGTGACCAGCTTTCTTACATCCACAACGTAGACTTCTTTACTAAATATACAGATGGGGGAATGTTCCCTGAGCATATCTCTAAGGAAGTACTTATCAATACTCCTACATGTATTGTATCAGCAGGTAGCACCTGGTACACTAAACCGCACATCGTGATTGTCAAGAATCCCGGTGACTCTGTGGGCATCAACTATGGGAGCATTGATTTCCGTGAGATGGAGATGGAGGACCTGCATGGTAACATCGGCATTAAGTGTCCGATGCGGCAGGCCTACATTGATGACAACGGGAATGAAGTTGTAGTACAAGAGGGTGTGGAGGTTACCCCATCACGCGAGAAGGTAATCTACAACGACAAGACAAAGGAGTATTTGCAAATGATGTTGCAACGAGCAGCCGATGAGGCAGGCGAATTGATACAAGAAGCACTGAAGGAAGATGACTTTTTGAAATGGATTCAATTATGCTCTAATGTTCTGTACAAAAACTCTAGTTCGGAAGAAGTCAGTAACGATCTGATTGGTCTGAACCAGATTGCTCGGATGGTAGACACATCTACGATACGACCTATGTTCAAGTCTTCTGGTATTCGCTATGCGAACCCAAAGAAGATGCTGCCTGGGTATCGTGTCAGGGTGATTACTCGTAACTACAATACGATCAACCGTGCAGAACTAGACAACTGGTCATCAGGTAACCTATCTCGTATCTATTATGCAGAGGATGGAGGGGCTACCAAGATGAAGGATCTATACCTGACTGGAGAAGATGGTGGATTCGTTCTTATTACCCCAATCGACAAGGACTTCCTTGCGGATGAGATCTTCAACGAGACTCGTCCTGAGCAGAAGGCAAAGTTGATTGCGGCTAAGACGAAGCACGATAACCTCAAGCAGGCTATTGCCGGACTCTTGGACCAGCACTCCCCCTCTCTTCATAGCTATGATGAGATAGTAGTGCCTGATGACGTACAGTTGATGCTGTCTAAGATTCAGGAGAAAGAAGAAACCAAACAGTTAACTGCTGCAGAACTTCGCAAGCTGCAACAACGAACTGTAGGTTACTCTCTCCGTGTCAAGGGCAGAGATGACGAGTGGGTGTGGGACAAAGTAGAGCCAAAGATCGAACAGGTCTTGAACTCTACTGTCCCCACTTTCTATGGGACATCAGAAGATAACGTCAAGCTGAAGCTTGCAGCAGAGATGCTTAAGCACCGCGTACCTACGTGGTCTACAAAGCACACTGGGATTCAGGGTGATTGGGAGTACAGCCCCGTGTTGTTTCATGAGGTTGTGCCTTCTAGTGCTTGGAGCCCAAGACACTTTGAACCTGACCATCACAGAGTAATCGACCAGGATTCTCCTCAGATTGTTAGGTTCTCTCAAACAAACACTAGGTACGCAAAGCAGAATCCGCACTGGAAGCATATCGATGACTTCTTCTTCACTATCGGTGAGGATGGGGGAATTGTAGCTAGTGAATACCTCAAGCCTGTACTAACCGGTATGTTCATTCGTAAGAGCAGACAGGAAATATGGTCTTGGCTTGGTGGTCGTGTAGCTGCGGAGCTCTTGCCTCCAGCTCATAAGTTGTACAGAGGGATATCTAGGTACATAGACGCAACCCGGTTTACGTACAATGCATGTGCAGAAACTGAGGAGTTTATCAAGTATCTCACCAACTTCATTGAGTATCAGGATGTTTGTGAGACTGGTGACGTATCTTTGAGGGAGCAAAAGTCCAGAGAGTTCTTTGTTGTAGATGTACCAAGCATCGACGCATACGACAGAGATATAGCTGGCACCTGTACTGTTTTGGATGACCTGTCAGATACTATTGGTGAGTGGATGTTGTCGTGTGCACCACAGACAACTCCACATACTCATCAAGAAATCTACAGGATTGTGCTTGACAGTTACAACAAATTCGATATCGATATTCCAGAGGTTGAGGTGCCTCGGATGAGATTTATATTCAGACCTCAAAAAACCGAAACAGATAATGGTTAACATTAATTTGGTGGGAGAGAACGTCTCTGTATCTATAGGGGAAGACTTCTTCGTCATACCAAGTAATACTGCTACCATGACTGCCTTGAACGAGTACGCTGCTAAGGCGAACTTTGCAACGCTCAAGGAGGACTACGATGAGAACGTAGCCCAGATCATGGCAATAGTAGAAGCTAATGGTATCGACTCTAGTCGGCACATACAATCTAAGTGCGAGTTTATCGTACAGGATGAGCTGACTAAGGAGTACTTTCTAACCTATGGAGAAGAGAAGATCTCTGACATACCTATGCCCCAATCTCTTGTTGATAGAATAATGGATTCAATTGACAAGAACATTGACTTTACACCCATCGTAAAGTTGTGGACTAGGTTCTTGCGTAACCCTTACGTCAAGAAGAAAGGTGAAGACTTTGTGGCTCGCTTTGCAGACTTCGTTAACATGAAGTATGTGCACCCCGAGAACAAGAAGATCTTCATGGACAAGGGTATTGCAGAAGAAGTAGCGGCTGAGCTGGCTACTGTGTATCAAATCAAAGTGACTAACGAAGGCCTACTCAATGGCTACAAGGTTAGTCGTGAGGTTCTACACAGGTACGACGGTGAAACTGGGGAACAAGTTCCTCGTTATGCACGCACGTTCAATGTGGATACTGGTGAGATTGAGAGTGAAGGACTTCCTGAGTTTGTGGAAGACCGTCTCTTTGAGCCATCTATCATGGGTACAGGCGGTGATGCATTCTACTGTGGTGACAACAAAGGTCACTTCATCAAGGTAGGACAA